CCCGAGCCACTTCCGCATCGCGCATAGCCGCAAGATCGCGGGCAGCATCACTCAGCTTAGGAGCCGGGCGAGTACCAAACGCAGCACCCATCAAAGCACCCAGACCCGCAGCAGTGGTCAGGTTGGTCGGATCGGTAAGATCACGCTGAGCAGCAAGCTCTTCGGGAAGGAGGGGGTTGACTGCACCTTGGACACCCGCTTCAGCGGCTACACCGCCGACAGCGCCGGTGGCTGCTCGCTTAGCTAGATTACCGCGTGCGGAGATTGGAAGGCCAGCTGTGAGCATGGTGCCGAGGGTGTCAGCTGCACCAGCAACAGTTGCCTCTAGTGGAGTTGCTCCCGCTGCCTCTGCTTCCGCAGAAGTCTGAGCACCAAGACGAGGGGCCAGTAGAGAGGTAGCCGCAGCGCCCTCGCGCGTCTGACGCAGAGCGAACTCAGCGGCAGTCTCCGCGCCTTCGTTGAGGAGGGTAGTACCCGCTCGGGTGCCTTGGCGGATCAGACCTCCGCCTACCAGAGTTTCAGGAATCATACCAGCAGCAGAGCCTGCCCCAAAGGCAACCTGCTCTGCCGTAGACATCTCCCCTAGACCTTGGCGAAGATTCTCCGATATTTGTCGGGACTCTTCCAAGCGATTACGGTAGCGAGGCTCACGACCAACCAGCCCAGCCTCGGCCCACTCAATGGCGTTCTGAACCGGATCAACAACAGTGGCACCAATAAAACTGCCGGCCTGCTGAAGCTGGTCAAGAATGCCTGTACCGCCTGCCTCTGCCAAACTGCCGAGGGTCGTCTCGTCGGCGGAGGGGGGAGTTGCCGGGAGGGGCGCTGGTCGGTTGGCAACCTCGGCACGTTGTACTGCCTCTCGTTGCCTTTCATCAATCTGCTCTTGGGTGAGATTGACCGACGATGGGTTAGCGGCATTGACCCGCAGAGCTTGTTCGCCCTGTTCACGGGCAAGGAGAAACTCAATCTCCGCTGCCGCTTCATTGTCCCCAGCCGCACGAGCACGAGCCAGAGCCTGCTGGATTTGTTCAATACGGGTCATTTAGTTCCTCTCGTTGTGTGTTTTACTGTTGAAAGAAGCTATCCGGCAAGAAGCGCCTAGCGGCACCCAGCCCTTTTTGAAGGGTCTGCGCGTTTTGTCCCATGCGCTCCGCTCTTCCGGGGAAAGCTCGTTGAGCAATGTCCTCTGAGAACATTTGAGCGACACGCTCTTCGGCCTGAGCGGCAGAAAGTTTTTCTTGCCGCATCAGAGTCTCTACCATCCGACGGGCTGCATCAATATCTTTCTGGTTTGCACCTTGAGGCTTGGCAAGAGAGCCGCCGCTACTAGATGCCGGGGAGCGCATCGCCTCTACCCGTGCGCGAGACTCTTCAACAAGAGACATGCGGTACGGATCATTAGCTTCTCGCGCTGCTTGAGCAGCGTCTCGTTCAAGCTGGAACGACTGCTGCTGCTTGTTCTCCTTCATCCGGTAGTTACGATCTTCGGCACGAAGGCCCTTCTCGAACTCCATCTTTTGTGCTTGCATCCGCTCCTCGTAGGAACGACGAGCTTTCTCTCGCTTCTCCTCCGCGATGCGGGCAGCTTCATCTCGTTGAGTTTGGTATTTGTTCTGTTGCATCCCGCGAAGGGAGTCAACCGCTAGGCCAAACGATTGCTGGCTAAGACCAGCCCACGCATCACCCCATCCCATTAGGCATACCTCCCATCGGTTGTCCCGGCATTGGAGCCGGGGAAGGCGGAGCGCCGCCACCCTGCTGCTGTTGGGCAAGGATGGCCTCTCGCCGCTTCATCAGTACAGTGGCCACTTCATCAATGACCATCTCCTCGAAGTCATCAGGAAGCTCGATACCGTTCGCTTCAGCAACGGCTTCAATATCTTCTTCGGCATTGTCGATAGCCCCACCCTCCATCAACCAAACGGTTGGAGTCATCGGGATGTCCGTCTGACCCGATTCGGTCTGAGCCATCTCGATGATCTGGGCAATGATGATAGCCACAGCCTTCTCCGGCTCAGGGCCAGCAAGAGCGGTGACAAGGGCTTGCTCGCCTTGTTCGGAAAGAAGGCTGGTGGTCAAAAGGGACGATGCAATCTTGAGGTCCGCTGCCTCCTCGGGGGACAGCTTAGGTCCACTAGCTTCCTTTTCACCCTCCATCTCTTTCATCTTCATCGGTGCTTTACTGAGCATATGAGTTATCGTCCTTGCATCGGAAGAGTGTTAGAGGGCAGCGGTGCGGCTCCCGCTTGAGGAGCGGTTGGTCCGACGTTGCCAAGACCCGATGTGCGCTGATACACTTCGTCGTTGGGGACAGGGTTTACCGGGGCGTCGGGAACCTCAACTGCGATCGGGCTATACCCAGACTGGGCCAAGCCCATTTGCTGGCCCATCTTGTCGAAGGCAGCAGCCCGTCGTGCTCGCTCCTTCTGTAGATTGCGCTCAATCATGTCAGCTTCAAACTGCATTGTACGACGCTGTTCGTAGCCTTGGATGGGCACATCTCCTTGTTCGTCATAGCCTCGAACTCACTTTGAGCCTTGGCGCTCTTCGATGCTTTCCGTGCGGAGTACACTCCAACCACGGTGCTTGCAATCCAAACTTCCAATCTACACCTCCTTAGTCTATACGGCCACAGGCTCGTAGCCCAAGGCGTTGATGATCTTGAATACGATCTCTCGAATCTCGTCCGTTGTTTCCTCGGGGAACGAAAGAAACGCCTTATCTTCTTGGTGGTTAAAGTACACGTTGTACGTCACCCCACTCTCGTGTCTAAGAGCAATCATGTCGCCCTGCTGGTTAAGGCGCTGGTCGTAGTCATCCTCTATCTCTTCCCAATCACAAAGCCTAATCATTGATTGATTCTCCTTTGATATTGAAGAACACAACACACACGATACGCGGCTCCATCTCAGCAGTCAGTGGCAAGTCTTTCGGATAGCGGGAGTGAAAGAGTTGACTGTCAAACAGAACTGCCCGGTTGGCTTTAGCCTCGGCGTACTCCAACTTGGTCCACTTATCCTCATCCCGAGTGTCCTTGTCCACAGCATCCCACAAGTCTTTGGGAGGAGGCCAAGGCATACGATCCATGTTCGTCTCGTTGTGTAGCCAGAACTGAGTCCCCGTCTCACACTCGGGTTCATTCAAGTACCACACACAGGCATACTTGCAAGCTGCGTTGTCTGCGTGGATGTAGTTAGTGAGAGGTGTGTTCTCATTCCCCATACGAACGTGGGACATTGTGAACTCCACCTCTTTGCCCATATGCCTTTCGATGTGCTTCTTGATGGGAAGGGTGAGGCCAGCAACCCCGAGATATGTCTTACCCGCGAACTCGTACTCAGTGAAGTCCACCCCGTATATCAAAGATCGAACAGTTTTGTAGAACTCCGGAGGAGTAAACTCGTCAATGATTTTGATAAAGCGGGGTGGGGTGGTCACTTAGTTATCCTCGTTGTGGTCCGTAGACAGATCGGAAGGTTGTCATGAACTGCGGCATGAACGACTGACCGAACCCCAGAATAGTCTGTCGCCGGACAGGGTCTTGATAGATTTCTGGGTTGTTAACATAGTCGTCTGCCACGTTATTGTAGAAGTTGTTCATCACATTCAAACCTGCTCCGAACTGAGCAAGCTGCATTTGACGCTGCATGTCCCGCTGACCTTCAAGGGAGTTGTAGTAGTCCTGAGCACCCATCCGACCAATGTCAAACTGGAATCCCTGCTGGCCGAGCGCGCTCTGGAAATTGAACCCTTGCTGACCACGAGTTAGGTCAGCGCCCAGTCCAAACTGAGCAAGCCACTGCTGCTGACCCCTATCAAGCCCCTGCTGCTCGCCCGAGAAGGCAAGGTTCTCACGCTGGCGCTGGAGATCGAGAGCCATTTGCTCACGGGCAAGCTGAGCTTGGAGCCCTGCTTGGATGCCTGCTCCCGCTTGGCGTCGGCCTTCAAGAGTCTGTTGATTAAGGATGTCTCGCTCTTGCATCAAGCCTCGGTTAAGGGCATCCATATTCTCAGCCTGAGTGCGACCGAAGGTAGCTGCATCAGCTTGGGCAATCGGCATGGCTGATTCGAGGGCACTTCGCTCAGCACTACCAGAGGCGATGGACGAGTTAAGAAGTCCTCGACGGTTAGCCGTCTCCAAGCCACGCCTTGCGGCGTTTTGCATGTAGGCTCCGCCTCGGTTCATCAACCCTTGCATCTGGTTCTGGACAAGTTCGTTGCCCGTTACATTCCGGGTGTACGCTCGATTGTCCGTGCCTTGGATTCCTCGGGCTTGAGATTGTCGGGGTGGTGCTACCTGCTGATACAGGCCCTGACTCCCTAGAGTACCTGCCGTACCCCACTGGGAGTTAGAGCCTGAGTTACTGTTGAAATTGCTGTCGACCAATTCCATAGTCTCGGTTTCTCCTTGGATGTTCTTGGGTTGGAGAAAGGGGACGCACTAGGCGTCCCGCTTTCCTCCGCTTTGGTACTGGACAAGAAGGACTTGGAAAACCGTGGGAGGTACGAGAGTCTTTTGATCTTCGTCTCGGGACACTCGGAACGACAAACAACGCCCTTCCTTTGCCACGTTAGCCATCGTCGTTGCAGGCTTGTAGTCCGTCGTTGGAGTCGCTCCGGGATTCCTCGGGAGGCTCAACGGGATAGTGGTCGTGGAATACGAACTTTCGTCGTAGTCCTTTGCAACCGTAATGGTATACGGTCCGTATCCGCGAGTCAAGCCGTCTGCTCGAATCTTCCGAATGGTGTTGTCTTTAAACGGGTCTTTGTACGAGAACGCCGTATCAAAGAATGCTTCGTACCACGACCCATCGAACCCCAACCCATTCTCAAACTCGTACACGTACTGGGAAGCACTTTGTGAGATGCCCGACTTCGGGGAGTAATGAGCCATATGGATGCGCTCCTTTCCGTCGTTGTCAACTTGAGACGAGTGGCAAATGGGTACGAAGTAGTCGTCCCGATCTTCGTTGAGGTAGTATTGGCCGTAGGTGAAAGCTCCCGATCCGTCCGGCATAGCCGTGTAGATGAGGAAGAACCCATCTCGGAAGAAGATGCGGTACTGGTTCTTGCTACGAACCGGGACTGCACACACCACGCCCGCTGTGTTGTTGACCTCGAACAAGTTGTCCGAACGAGTCATACGAGGAAGAAGCCAAGGTGTGACCTTCTGAGAGATTCGGTAGCCGACAAAATTGCCGTACCGCTGTGATTGCTCCAACGTAGAGATACCACGGTAGTCGCAGTACAAAGGCTGACCGCCGTTGTCCACCACCGTGTACTCGATAGCGCCCGAGTACGGACTCAAGACTTCCACGTTGAATGTCTCAGCAGAATCCCCGAGGATGGTGTAGATCGACCCATCACAGAACACACCGAGGGCTTTGCCTCGCATCCCCAGCAAGCCGGTTACGCGGTCGCCTACGCCCACCTCTGCCGCACCCGCTAGTCCATCAAAGTTCTCGGGTTCTCCCGGCACAGAGAAGCGCACAGTGCCGTCCCGGTAGCCAAGGGCTAGGTGGTACTGGTGAAAGGCGATGTGTCGAGGCTTGTCCTCATCGGGAACGATGGTGTTGGTAGTGATGAACTGGACGTACTGTTCCTCGTCCCCGTCGTTATCCGCATCAAAGGCGGCGAATGAAAAGGCTTTCCCCGCACCGGAGACTCCGTAGAACCCGTCCCAGTCTTCTCGGGCAAAGAAGTTTGCCGTGATAAACTGGTATCGAGAACCTTCGGAAAGGATGTCCTTCAAAGGCGCAAACCCGTTCAAGGTCATGGCACCTGTGACATCGGCTACCTTTCGGGACAGAGCTTCGTCTAGGAAGATTTCATCCCCGGACTTGATCGTGAACTTATCCTCTGTCCAAGCGGGATCGTTGCCCTTTTGGTTGGTGACGTTCACAACTTGAAGCTCACCCACAGCATCCGAGTTCCGGAGCTGGCCGCTGGTCACAGTGTTCTTTACCAGATCGAAGGTCAAGACTCGGGAGGTGCTGCCTGCCTCGCGGACGTAGTACCGAGCACTCGGCTCATCGTAGTAAATCTTGATGAACAACGAATCGAAGCTGAGACGGGTAGCGCCCACCAGACCAAAGGGGTCCGCGCTTACGGCTGTCACCTTGATTCCGGGGGTGGGGTTAGCCGCATTCTCTCCATAAAGGATCAGGCCGAACCCTTGGTCATCGAAGTCTTCCCGGTCGAAGTCCACCAACCCAAACAGGTCAGCCGTGCCTCCGATGGTTAAAGTCGTATCAGACCCAAGAGCGTACAGTCCCTCAACCGTGTGATCCGTGACACCCGTGGTGGTGCTCCAAGTGTACGAAGCCCGCGTAGCGGGAAGGGGAAGGGTAGCTGAGCGCTTCTGGCCTTTCGTCTCGAACTTGCCCGCTTCCGTGTTGTACGATCCGAACTGAGCTGAGCAAAGGAACAGGTTGTTGACTTGGGAGATAAGGGCCGTCTCGGCATTTGCTGCGGTAGCGTAGGTAGCAATCGGCATCAAGCCATTTACTCCAAAGGCCACCTTGATCTGACCACTGATCTCGATACCCGACACTTGTGCGTCTCGGGGAATCTGGTCAAAGATCGGACCCAGTCCGAGGAACATCATCGGAGAGCGGGCCGAGGACACGCCTGCGGCTTGTGTACCGCTAGCCGGTAGGGCGATAGGGTCTACGCTTGCAAGGCGCTGCTGGACGCTGGCAGGCTGGTTATTGACGATGGCGTTAGCGATGCGAGTAGTAAGACCATCTGAGACTCGCACACCGAAGTCAATATCTCCGTGGAGGTACACTCCGTCGTCCGTCTCAAGAGCTGTGTCATCCGCAGCAAACCCCGAGACATCTCGCCAACCCGGCTCGTTCGGAGTGATCTCCGTGTTGTCCGGTGAGACATCCGTCCCATTAAACCACAGGGCACTCAAGCCTTGTTTGTCATCCGATCCGAACTGGAAGTTGTTGTCGGTGGCTCGTTCGACGGCTCGAAGGGTATCTGCAAAAGAGAAGCCGTTGTTATAGGGAACAACCCAACCGGACTCGATGTATTCCCATCCGGGGCTAGGCTCATCCTTGGTACGCCACAGTCCCGCGAAGGTGGGCTGCGGGTCAGAAGCCGTCAGGACTCGGGCTGTGAACAGATTGAGGAAGTAGTTGTTGGCGGGGTCGTTCCAGTTACCACTGTTTGGAACTTCAATCAAGGCGTCGAAGTTACCGGAGGTGGGGGGTACTTGGTTGAAGGCAGTGTCCACTCCGTCGAAGAACGGAACAGGCTCGATCAAGACCATACCTACCGCATTGCCGGTCAACCAAGCTCCGCTTTGCAACACCACATCAAGTACTCGGCAACAGAACGTGTTGGCCTGATCTCGAAGGATCATGTTGGGCTCGATGAGGGCAACTACCGTAGGAGGCCCCGGTACAAGAATGCCACCACCACTGGTGAATCCCATACGCAGCTCGTCAACCACAGCGTACAGCCGATCACGATACCAGTGGACACCGATGGGTTGGTTGGGAAGAGCGTCGATCTGAGCGCGGAGTACATCGTTCCAACCCTCGAATCGAGCATAGATGTCCGCTGCGTTTTCGTCGTCGGTGAACTGTGTGTACGGCACAGGGGCGCTAAGAGGCTCGAACGGAGCCGTCAATCCGCCCGCGTTGTACACCTCAAGAGTCTCCCCGCTCGATGGAGTAAGATCGGCTGAGAAGCGTGCGTACACGATGTATTGCCGAGAGTCTTGGACAAGTCGCTCGACAATCACACCGTAACGGTTTGCGGGGGTGGCTTGGGATCGGAACTTATCTCCCGCCCCCGGAGGGATGGGGGAGTTGTCAAGGTCAAGCTCGAACACATAGAACTCTACTTGATCGGGAGAGAGACTCCCATCGTACCGATCAAACCCAGAAAGAGTCTGGTAGCCTAGACGATCCACCACCTCGAAGTTAAGACAATCCCGAAGGGCACCCTTGTCCACTTGGAGGTTGGATGTGGTGAGGTCTAGTCCTTGGTTGAGGACAATCCCATCGTTCTCCAACTCGACCGGGGGGTTGACCTTAGAATTGAGTTGTGTCATAAGGATTGAATCCAAAAGTGATGGTGGGGAGTTTGTTCGTTTCCAAGGTGTTCTGGTAGAACTTGTACCGACGCTCTGCCCGAGCAAACACTTGAGGCTTCTCGTCGTAGTCTGCGTAGTTCATCAAGGCTCGCCACACGATAGCGTCGTGGTACTCCGTGGGAAGAGTCGGCTCATCGTCGTCATCGGTCAGCTCTTGGGGGCTGGTCACGTAATCGTACCAAATTCGGTACTGTTTTTGGGGACGAGGGAAGAAGTCCCACTCACCATCCTGAGTCTCGGTGACGAACATCGGTTCTCCGAAGGAGGCCGTTCCCGAGGTGTTGGCAAGCTGCTGGAAGTTTTCCCAAGAGACGAAGTTCAACCTACGACGATCTGACCCATCCACATTCTGGATGTAGAAGGATGCCTTGTTGATCTCGAACGTACCTGCCGTGTCGGCAACAAAGTTGTACTGACCAAACCACTTGAGCTGGAATACGTTAACGTTGGCGGGAGTAGGATCGACCTCATCAAAGGTCTCTCCGAACACCCAGCCAGCCGTATCCACATCATCAAGGTCAAGGTAAGCGGCAGCCGTACCAGCCGACCAAGAACCTTCGATCAACTGCACTGCCTTGACGGTGATGTTCTTCTCGGTGGTATCACCCTCAAAGACCGAATCCACCGGAGGTGCGGTGGGCCGATCCCCGAGGATTACTTTCACTCGGGGTCGGATAAGGGACATCTGGGTTTTGGTTTTGAACTCCCACTCGTTCCTAGACATCTGGATTTCAAACCAAGCGTCTCGAACGTAGTTCTTGAAACGAGTGTACATGGGGTCGGAAGGGGAGGCGAAAGTACCCGTAGTCAAGGGGTCAAGCTCAACACCCGCTTCCAAGATTGTACGATTTGTGAGCTGAAGAAAATCCATCGTTCTTTACTTTTCGCCTCCCGGTGGGTTGGTGGTTATCCTGTTTGAATTGCTGAGACGTAGCCGCCCCAAAGTATGCGAGGGCCTTGTATGTCTAAGATGTAGACTTCCCGGCGAGGGGGAGAAATCGGACCTTCTGGGAGTTCAACATCAAACCCCTCGAAGGGACCGCCTCCTAAGAAATCGGCACAGGCGTTCAAGGCTTCTTGTTTCGTGTCGTAGCCGCCATTCACAAAACGCGGAGAGACGTGCGTAAAACCACCTATGCTCAAGGAGCCTACAAGTAGGAATCTCTTAGCCATATCGGTATCACTTCGAGTCGGTAAGGATGGCCTTCGTCTCGGGGCTGAGATTGCCCGAGGCCAGTTCCTTAAACTTCAACTCGTTGATCTTGTCTTGGAACTCGCGCTGTTCAGCGCTCTTCGGCCAACGACCAAAGATAGCGCGGAACTTCTGGCGAACACTCTGCTCTTCCTTGGTGCGAGTCGTGGGGGCAACCGAGATGGAATCGTCTCGACCGTACTCTCGGTACGGGTAGGCGATAGCCAACTGGGTTACGGTGTACTTGTTGCCATCGGGACCATTCTGTTCCTTGTGGGTGAACGAGGTGGCGTCACCGAGGCACGAGTCAACGACTTCGTAAGGAAGCTCCACAACGGTGTTGAGAGGAACCATCGTCTTGAACGTACCGTTGAAGTTCAACGGAATCGGGGCGGGGTTCTCTTCACCGAAATGGGGAATCTCGATGCGGGCGTAGCCCGGCTGGATCGGCTGGCTCAGGTCGTCAATGACACGAGCAATCACTCGGTCACGCTGGCGAGCACCAATCGCCTTTCGGTATTCGTCTTCACCCCAGTCCTTCAGGGCCGAGATGTTCATGCTCTTGGCCGTCTTCTTCAGTTCGGCAAGGCCCATCTTGGCAAGGTTGGTCTTCGGGGCGGCGGTCTTCGTGGTCATAGCTTTGTGATCTCCTAGTTGTGGGGACGACGGGATTGTTCCCGCTCGGATGACGTTTTCTGCTGAAATGAAAAGGGGGAGGAGAGAGGGTCATCTCCTCAACTCCTCCCCCAAGGGGTGCCACATCCTTGTGGCCCGCTAGTCCCGAGGATTAGTCGAGGTCAGCGGTTTCGTTCGTGTAGTTGTACGAGTCGCTACCCGAGAACTCGCCCGGGGTGATCGGCAGGCCGCTGTACTCAATCAGCACATCGATGAAGCCGTCCGAGGTGATAGCGCCGTTGGCGGTCGTGGTCACTTCGTACACCAGATCAACGGTGCCGGTGATGACACCCGAGTTAGCGAACTCGTTGTCCAGAGCCGACTGGCCCGCGACGTAGGTAGCAACACCGCCCGCCTGAAGCGGAACCGCGTTGAGGGTGACGAAGTAGTCCGTGTCATCGCCAGCAGAGGTGCCAGCAATATACGGATTACTGGTTGCGTTGTACGGCTTGCTCGGGTCGCGAACAGCCCGCTCGTAGCCAAGCTGCGCCACCAAGGCCGGGGAACCGCCACCGTCCAGATCAGTAGCCCGAACCGTGATGCGGTGGATCGGCACTTGTGAGGCGATGCGGGCGATGCGGATGAAATCACCATCCGTGAGGCGAGTACCAGAGGGCAGCTTGACTCGGGCGGAAGTGGTGCCAAGGCCCTGACTGTTACCCTGAATCGGCAGCGCGCCGTCCAGCATCAGGTTGGAAATAAAGATTGCCATTTGTGTGTTCCTCCTTTAGAGATTAGTTGGGATTAGACCGAGCACGCGGCTTCGATGCGGACACCCCAACGCTCGTTCAGGCGGGTCACGGCGTACCAGAACACGTACGAGGCAAAACCACGCTCGCCGGTCGGGTCGTCCTTGGTGGCCTTACCAGCCGGCTCAACCGTCACCTTGACGTTGCCAGCACCGCTCAGGTTGGTGATACCAAAGAAGTTCTGAGCCATGACCACAACCGGGTACACGTCCAGAGCCACGCCATCACGCGAACGCTCGGTAGCGGTAGCGGTGTTACCAGCGCCCCAGAACGGCTCAAGGTGCGGGGTCAGGCAGAAACGGATGCCTTCGCACGAACCAACCTCGTACGTGTTCAGGGTGGAACCCGAACCGTAGCGGTGGCTCTCAACGAACTTGTCCATGTCACGCAGGTCGCCGTCCAGATCGCGGTGGCCCACACCCACAAAGCTCGGCTGGACCGGCTCGGTGGCCTGACCCGTCGAGGCATTCAGCTTTGAGGTCAGGAACATACCGTGGTTGTTGCTCAGGACGTTGGTGGCCTTACGGACTTCCGCGAGGGTGATAACGTCGTCAACCGTAGCGCGGCTGGTAGCCGTACCTGCGTACGTGACCTGAGTACCGCCACGGATGGCTTCCCAAGTCAGCAGTTCCTTCTGAGTCGCAGCACGCTTGACCAGCTCTTCGGTCATGTCGGACAGCTTGACATCCGAGTGAAGCTGCTGGAAGTGGTCGGTGATCTGAACGTACGCACCAAACTTACGGATGCGGTTCGAGGTGTTTTCCTTCTGGAAGTTCAGCGGGGTCGGGGTCTGGCCCTCAACCATCGCATCGGTCGGGACATCGAACGGCACGAAGCGCTGCCACACGATGTTCTCGCCCTTGTTCTTCGGGAGGTCGGTACGACTACCCAGCTTTTCCAGCATGAGCCAAGGCTGGGCATTGACCAGCGCCTTGGGGACGGCATAAAGATCGACGCGCTGCTGGAGCGAGGCGCTACCGTACTGAATAAAACCCTGATTCGACATTTGGATGAATCCTCCGTGATTCGATTAAAGATGGACTGATCGGGCGGGTTACTTGAGTCCGCCCTTCTCAGCTAGTGCGTAAGCCCTTTCCATGATCTTCATGTACTCGGGAGAATCAGGGTCAAGGCCAGCGGCGCTCTGGATGAGTTCTTCAATGGTGTTACCCCCTCGACCCGCCGGAGGCGGACTCGATTTGACCGGGGCTGCTGCCGTGGAGGAAACCATCTTCGATTGACGGTTGGCTTGAACCTGAGCCGCCCGAGGATCAACCTCGGACTGGGCACTCTTGGGTGGTTCGTTATTGGGACTAGGCTGAGTGTACCCGTGAGCCGCGTTGTACCGTTCCGCCCACGGGACATACAATCGCATGAGCGCCTCGTAGGCGTCGGCACTAGGCTCGTTGGCAGCAGCTTGGAACTGGGGCGGAAGAGTCGTAAG